GCGCGGAGGTCGTGCAGCTGCTGCCGCCCGCGGCGCGCGCGCGAATGGTCGACGCGTTCCTCGCGGATGACGCCGACGTCGGGCGGCGGACGCAGGAGCCGTGGCAGGCCCTGCAGCGGCAGGAAGCGTACGAGGTCGACGCGGTCGCACAGGCCGCGCTCCAGATCCTCTTCGGCACCCGCGCTGGCTTCACGCCGCGGCAGGCCTCGGATCTCGAGCAGGCGTCGACCTACCTGGTGCGCCGGATCCAGCCGGCCTTCATGCAGCACGCGCACGCGTGGGCGACCGAGACGCTGCTGTCGCACGTCGAGTTCAAGGTCGCCGTCGGGCACCGGCCGATCATCGAGCAGCGGATCATCGCCTCGCGGATCGTCGAGATGGTGCGGGCGTCGGTCCACGCGGTGCTCGAAGCCCACACGCCGATTCAGCCCGGCATCTACCTGCGGGCGGCGCAGACGCGAGGTGGCAAGTGAACGCCTACGACGAGCAGGAAGAAGTTCAGGCCTCTCTGTCGACGCTCGGCGGCGCCGCTGAGATCGACGTCCAGGTCAGCACGGCGCGCCGCTATCCGCGGTCGGTCTCGCAGTTCGTGAAGAAGGCCACCGAGCTGGCGACGCTGTCCCCCGAGATTGCCGCCGCCTGCGTCTACGCGTTGCCACGGAAGGAAAACGGCAGGGCGAAGACGATCGAGGGCCCGTCGGCGCGCTTCGCGGAAATCATGGCGTCGGCCTGGACGAACATGCGCGCGGAAGGCAAGACGATCGGCAACGACGGCCAGTTCGTCACGTCGCGCGGGACCGCGTGGGACGTCGAAAACAACGTCGCCATCGCCTTCGAGGTCCAGCGGCGGATCACCGATCGCAACGGCAAGACCTACACCGACGACATGATCTCGGTGACCGGCAACGCCGGCGCGTCGGTGGCGCTCCGCAACGCGATCCTGAAGGTCATTCCGACGGCCTTCTGGAAGCCCATCTACAACGACTGCCGCAAGGTGATCGCGGGCGACGTGCGGACGTTCGCCGCGCGCCGCGACGACATGCTGAAGCACTTCAACGTGATGGGCGTCACGACCGAGCGGCTGCTGTCGTCGATCGGGCTGGGCGGCGTGGAGGACATCACCCTGGATCACATCGTGACGCTGCGCGGCATCTTCAACGCGCTGAAGGAAGGCGAGACATCGATCGAGGAAGCCTTCCCTGAAGGCGGCGGTCTCGGCGCGCCGCAGGCGTCGGTCCGGAAGTCGCAGGCGGCGACCACGCCGCCGGCCGCCGACACCAAGCCGGCCGAACCGGCGGCGCAGACGGCATCGACGACGGCACCCGCGGCGGCCGCGGATCCCACGGTCGGCAAGATCGTGTCGATCGACGAACGGTCCGGCGCCTTCATGGTGAAGCTCGACACCGGCTACCTCTGCTCGACGCGTGACGTGGATGTCGTCGCGGATCTCCGCATTCACGAGAAGGAAGGCGCGCGCGTGGCGCTGACATGCACGCCGTCCAGTGATCCGAAGAAGTACGCGCCGAGGCTGGCCAGCTTCAAGGGGTTGGACTCGTGACGGCCACCGCGACAGCGGCGGCGCTCAGTTTCGATGCCGAGCGCCATGAATACCGGCTGGACGACGGACGGATCGTCCCGTCGGTCACCCAGGTGCTGCACGCCGTGGGCATCGCCACGGACTTCGAGGCGATCGCGGCGAAGTCGTCGAAGCTCGCGGAGGCGATCGAGTTTCGCCGGGCGCTGGGCACCGCCGTGCACGCCGATTGCCACGCCTACGACGACAACGACATCGAATGGGACGCCGTCGACGAGCGCGTCCATCCCTACGTCGAGGCGTGGGCGATGTACCGGAAGAATGCCGGGCTGACGCCGATCGCGCGCGAGCGGCGGATCTTCCTGCCCGCCCTGCACGTCGCGGGCACGCTCGACGGCGTCTTCGAGAACACCCGCGGCCGGCTCGTGCTCGTCGACATCAAGCTGGGCGATCCAGAGGATGCCGGCGCGGCCTTCCAGACCGCCGCCTACGAGGCCGGGTATCTCCTCGATCACCCGGACCGTCCGATCGAGGAACGGTGGGCTGTGCGCCTCCAACCCGAGCGCGCGATTCCCTACAGCGTCACGAACTACAGCGGCCGTCCGCAGTCGTGGCGGGACTTTCAGATTTTTCAGGCCGCCGTCAGCGTCTACGGCGCGCAGGCCGCCAGGAGGTCGCAGCGATGAGCGACATGCTCGAACTCGAACCGGAACCCGACGTCGCCCTCGACATCGAACCCGAACCCGAGGCTGATCCGGCCCCGGAGCCGCGCGGCACGGTCGTGCCGTTCCCGGTGGCGCAGGTGCTGCCGTCGGACTTCCCGCTGCCGGTGCTGACACGCTTCCTGCCCGACGTGGCGCTGCGGCGCGCGACGGACGAAGCCGCGGCCTACGCGCTGAGCGTGGAGGTGTCCGGGCCGGAAGGTCTTCAGCGTGCCGATGGCGCCGTCACGGCTCTCCGGGCAAGCCTGAAGGCCATCGAGGACCACTTCGACGAACCGGTGGCGATCGCCAACCGCCTGCACAAGCAGCTGACCGGCGTGCGCGGCGATTGGCTGGAGCGCGGGCTGGCGGCGGTGCGCACGGTGGGCCAGCGCATCTACACCGAGAAGCAGCGGCTCGACGCGATCGAGCGCGAGGCGCGACGGAAGGCGCAGGAGGAAGCGGATCGGCTCGCCCGCGAGGTGGCCCGGAAGGCCGCGGAGGAGGCGGCGAAGGCGCAAGCGCCGAAGCAGGTCGTCGAGGAGATGCGGCGCCAGGCCGAGACGGCGACCGCGCCCCCGGTGCCCGTGACCGCGCCGGCGCCGAAGCTGCAGGGCGTCAGCACGGTGACGACGTGGAAGGCGCGGATCGCCGGCACACCGCCCTGCGACGAGCCGCTCCCGGAGACCGAGGACCTGTCACCCACCCAGCGGCTCGAAGTCCTGAAGCTGCTGAAGGCCATCATCGACGGGCGCGCGCCGATGGCGTGCATCGTGTTGAACGCCACCTATCTGAACAAGCGGGCGAAGGCCGACAAGAGCACGCTGCAGATCCCAGGGATCGAGGCGTTCGACGAGGGCGGCGTGCGCGCGAAGGGCACGCGCGCGAAGTAGGGCCGCCGCGATGTTCACCGACCTGACGTTCTCTGGCGACGTGACCGACGGCAAGTTGACGCTGTCGGACGAGGCGAGCTATCGCCGGCAGATGCGGCAGTTCAAATCCGGGAAGGTCACGATCCGGATCGAGGTCGATCGCGGGAAGCGGTCGAACCAGGCGAACCGGTATCTCTGGCTGATCTACAACCTCATCGCCGATTCAACCGGCGACGACCCTAACTCGCTGCACGACTTCTTCAAGCGGCGATTTCTGCCGCCGCTGGTGGTCACGGTGCTCGGGCAGGAGCTCGAGGTCTGGTCGACCGCGGGGCAGGATCCGGAGGCGTTCGACACGTACGTCAAGCACGTCCGCCAGTTCGCGCTCGACGAGCTCGGCGTCGCGACGCCCGATCCGGATCCGGCGCTGCGCGGCCGGACGCGTCATCACGCGCGCGACAAGGTGCGTGCCGCATGAACCGCGCGACCTTCAAGGCCGGCGATCGCGTCCAGCGCGGAGCGGATCGTGGGGTGGTGCGTCAGTGTCGGACAGCCGACGGCGCGACGACGATGCGCGACGGTCGGCCGTATCTCAAGGTCTACATCACGGACGGCCCGGCGAAAGGCTCATGGGACTGGCCGGATCGCTGGCTGCGCGAAGAGGAGACGGAGGACCGCCGTCCGGTTGAAGCGCCCGAGCCGCGCCTGATGCTGAACAACTGCCAGCGGTGCGGCCGGTACAAGTACGTCCTCTGCCTCTCGGGCCCCTGGTCGTACCTCTGTGGGCGGTGCCACCGCGAACTGACAGCGGCGCCGGTCGCGGGCGCGAAAGCGAGCGCCTAATCATGCGACTCCTGCGCTGGCCGAAGACGTCCGTCCCGCTCTCCGTGGCTGACGAGATCACGCGGGCGAACGTCGAACGAGCGATGCGGGTCATGGAGCGCCATCGGACATGGGACTACCGCCGCGGCTATCGCGCGGGGCGCACGGATGGTTTCCTGATCGGCTTCGCGGTCGCGGCGGTCGTAGTGGCGCTCGGCATGTTGCTGATGGGAGCGATCGGGTGAGCGTCAACTACGTGCGTCCCGCGTTCTCCCCCTGCGATCCGAAACCGCCCCGAGGGACGTTCAAGCGCGAACGGATGGATCGCCAGGAGAGGGCTGACGCCCGCGAGTCCGCGAACAAGACGAAGGTGCGGAAGCGCGACGGCCATTGTCGGTGGCCGCACCTGACGCCGGAAGCGCGCGAGCTCTGCCGACGCGAGCGGAGCGAAGTCGCGCACTTGACCCACAAGGGGGCCGGCGGCGATCCGCAGACGCTGCGCTCGAAACCGGATCGGATGATCCACGTCTGCAAGCCGACGCACCAAGGCCCGGGCAGCTTGCACGCGGGCGATCGGAAGGTGGTCTTCCTGACGCCGCAGAAAGCGGAGGGTCCGCTCGCGTTCCTCGAACGCCGCGGCCGCGATCGATGGGCGGAGATCGGCCGGGAGATTTTCGTCGGAGTGCTGGCGCCGGCGCGCCAGCGGGAGTAGCAAGGGTGCCCTACACCGATTCTGGTCTTCCGTTCTCCGGTCTGACGCCGCAGTCCGCGCATGCCTCGCGCGCCGGCGCTGAGGATGCCGCGGCGCGTGCCCTGCCGCAGACGGTTCGCTACCTCGCGCTGCTGAAATCCAGATCGCAGGGCTGCACGGATGCGGAGGCGGCGGACCTCCTTGGACTCGAGCGGTCGAGCGTCAACGCGCGCCGGGTGCCGCTGGTGAAGGCGTGGCTCGTCTACGCGGACGGCTTCCGTCCTGGACCGACCGGCAAGGTGAAGAACACCGTGTGGAAGGCGGCGTAGATGGGCCGTCCAGGGCTCTCGATTCACCGGAAGTTCCGACGCCTGGCGCGGGCGCTCGGCTCGGCGATCGTCGCCCGCGGCGTGCTCGAGTTGATGTGGGACGCCGCTTACGAATCCGGGGACATCTACATTGGAACGGCGGACGATCTCGCCGCGGCGGTCGGGTGGACGGACGATCCTGACACCCTGGCCCGGGCTCTAGCCGATTCCGGCCAGCCCGAGGGACAGGGGTTCATCGAACCGATCCCGACGGCGGACGGAGCGCCGCGGCGGTTCCGGATTCACGATCTCTGGCATCACGCCCCGGATTACGTGAAGAAGCGGCACTCGCGCGAGATGGACAGGCGGCGACGGTCGGCGCCGGACGGCGCCGAGTCTGGCCGACTTCAGTACGACCAGGCGGGAGATGGCCGCACTCCCTCACCCTCACCCGCACCCTCACCCGCACAAGCTCCCTCACCCGTGGAAGACATCAGCCCCGTGCTGCTGGTGTTTCCGACCGTCGGTCCAGGCGGATCAGAGTGGCGCCTTCGTCGCAGGCAGGTGGACGAATGGCAAGCCGCGTATCCGAGCCTGCAGGTGGAAGCGGAGTGTCGACGGGCGTTGTCGTGGGTCAACGCGAACACGGGCCACCGGAAGACGGCCAAGGGGATGCCGAAGTTCCTGAACGGATGGTTGGCGCGCGCGAATGATCGCGGCGGCGGGGCCTATGCGGGTCCGGCGGCGAAGTCGGCGGGCAACCTCGGCAGTCTCGGTAACTTCGCCAGAGGAGGATCACGGTGACGCACGCCGATCGGCCAGCGTTCGCCAAGGGCCTGTACGTGCTCGGCGAGACGTTCAACGAACCGGTGTCCGAGGTCCGGGCTGAGGCGTACTTCGACGCGCTCGCTGACCTGTCGGCGCCGGCGGTGCTCGAGGCGATCCGGAAGGCGGTCGCCGAGTGCCGATTCTTTCCGCGGCCGACGGAACTGCGCGAGATGGTGGCGGGCCGGCTCGAGGATCGCGCCGAGCTCGCGTGGATGGCGGTGCTCCGTCTCGTGCGGCGGCACGGCTATCCAGGCATCGACGGGCGGGGGAAGGCGCCGGACTTCCCAGACGATGCCACCAGGCGTGCGGCGCTGGAGCTCTACGGCGGGTGGGTGGCGCTGTGCGAACGGCTGCCAGGGGAAGGTCCGGAACTGCTCGGCGTCGCGAAGAACTTCCGGTCGGCGTACGCGGCGTACGTGCGCGCCGGCGCCGCCGTAGCCGCGGCGCTGCCGCCAGGCGAGACCGGACGCGAATTGTCGGCCGACGAGGCGCGCGCCGCGCTCGGGAGTCTGAAGGTGCAACTCGAGCGGCGCGGGTTGCCGACGGGGTCGCTGTGATGGCGCCGCGGACTTGTCCGAACTGCGGCGTCGCCGAGTCCCGGTGGACGGCCGACGGCCGCGAGCACGTCAACCTCGATCCGATCACGGGGAACTGCGTCGACTGCCTGCGGGAGTTGGCGAAAGAGACGCGCGCGACGGCGCCGGCCTCGCTGCCGTTCGATGTGCGCGCCGCGGCGGCGAACGATCGGAGCGAGGCGTGACCGAGCGCGTGCTCGAATTCACCGTCGCGGGCAAGGCGGCCACGAAGGGGAGCGGCCGCACCGTCGTCAGCAAGTCGACAGGTCGAGCGATCTACCTGCACGACAACCCGCGGACGAAGGATTGGCAGGCGGCGATCGGCTGGAGTGCCGCGGCGGCGATCCGCGCGCTCGGCGGCGGAATTCCGTTTCCAACAGGCCCGGTGTTCATGGCGGTGGTGTTCTACCTGCCGCGGCCGAAGTCGCTGCTGACGACGCGGAAGGCACCGCTGGTGATCCCGCATGTGAAGAAGCCAGACGTCGACAAGACGCTCAGGGCCGCCTTCGATTCGCTGTCGGGCATCGCCTGGACGGACGATTCGCAAGTCACCGACGTGATCGCCCGCAAGCGGTACTGCGCGGCCACCGAGTTTCCGCGCGCCGTGATCCGCGTGCGCGCCGCTGATGGAGGGGGAGGATTGTATGCACGAAGCTGACGCGCCGGACGTGTTGCTGGAGGATCCGGGCGACTTCGACGAAGCCCGCGAACCGGAGCCCGAGACGCCGAACGAACCAGCCACGCCCGACGAACCGCCGACGCATCGTGTCGTCTGCATGGCTGAGGGCTGCGGCGCGGCGGTGACGTACCGGCCGACGATCCTCGGCGGCGGATTCTTCGTGCTCGAGCGCGTCGGCATGGACCTCGAGGCGTCCCTCGGGATCGGGCTAAACGGACGCCCGATCTGCCCGGTCGAGGGGCACGGCGAGATGACGCTGGCGGACGAGCAGCTGCCAGCGGTGGAAGCGTTCGCCCAGGTGGCCGAGAAGCTGGACGCGCCGGTGCAGGGCGACCTGCCGGGCGTCTTCCCGGCGTTCAACTACCAGGGCTGCTACCTCGAACTGGAAGAGAAAGCGGCCGAAGTCAACGCGCTCCACGAGGAGTACCTCGAAGCCAAGGAGGCGGCGACCGACGCGAAGAAGGCCTGGGACAAGGCCGCCGAGCTCTACACGAAGATGGCGCTTGAATTCCGGCGTCGCCGGCAGGCGAAGGGCGATCTAGGGCCGACGCAGGCTGATCCGCCGGCGCGCGCGCTGGTCTGCGTCTGGGACAAGGCGCACCCGGACGAGGCCTGCCCGCTCTGCCAGGGGATGACGAAGCCGGAGTCGATCGAGGACTGGAACGAGATCGCCAACTTCTTCGGCGAAGAAATCCTGCCGAAGGACGCGCAGGGGCACATCGACCAGGCGCTCCGCTACAAGACGATGCTGGACATCCACGCGACGCTGTCGGCGCTCGACGAGGTCGTCTACGGCATCACGGAATCGGTGGTCTACGGCTGGTCGCCGGAGGACCGACGGGAGGTCCGCGACTGGGCCGATGCCGGGGCGAACCGCGCCGAGATCCCTACCGTGCTCGGATGCCCGCACGTTGCCGCAGAGGTCGATGACGGCGCGAAGGTGCAGGCCTGCGCGACCTGCGGCGGCGTGCTGAAGCAGCTCGACGCGGACGACGAGACGTATCCGGCCGCGGCGCTCGTGCGCACCGACTGCGCCGGACCGGAACAGGACGGCCACCGGTATCCGGAGCGCACGAAGAAGCAGCCGCGCGCGCGCGCGAAGACGGACAGCAAGGCGAAGGGCGGAAAGAAACGCGGGAAGGGGCGCGGGTGAGCGGTCTCGATCTCTTCGGCGATCGGAGCACGCTCGACACCGGCGAGCGGTCGGACTTCGACTTCTACGAGACGCCGGCCTGGATGACGCGGTCGTTGGTGCACCATCACCCAGCGATCCGGGGTAAGCGGATCCTCGAATGCTGCTCCGGTCGCGATGCGATCGTGCGCGTGCTGCGCGACGAGTACGGCTGCACCGTGTTCACGAACGACATCGACACGCGGCACCCAGCCGAGATGCACTGCGACGCGACGCAGGCGTGGTACTGGCGCGAGCACGCGCCCACGGTCGACTACGTGGTGACCAATCCCGCCTTCGAGCCGGCGTTCGACATCCTGCGACATGCGTACGCGCACGCGCACGTCGGCGTGGCCTTCCTCGTCCGCAAGACGTTCCTCGAGCCGACGCTGGATCGCGGGCCGTGGCTGCAGGAGCATCCGCCAATGCGCGCGATCGGCGAGCCGCGCTACTCGTTCCGCGGCGTCGGGAGCGACTCGGTCTCGTGCGATTGGTACGTCTGGAAGGATTGGATCACGGGCCTGCCGCCGTTCGTGATCGACTACGTCGCTGAACGCCGTGTCCGTTGAGAGAGGTGGAGCGATGCCGAGAGGAGTACGGAAAGTCAGGGGGGGGGGGCGTGTCTCAGCCATCGTCGTTGACGGACGCGATCGCCACGCTGGAGCAGACGGAGCGGTCGCTGGAGACGCAGCTCGACGCCACGCGCGAGGCGATCGCGGCACTTCGGAAGGTTGCGGGCGTCGCGTCGAACGCCGAACCGAGACCGTCACCGAACGGCAGGCATCGAACGGTCACGGTCGCGGCGACACCGCATCCGCGCGCGCCGCGTCAGGTCGACGACCATGTGCTCGCGCGTCGCGCCGCGATCTTACAGCTGATCGCAGGCGGGACGAAGGCGTTGTCGCTGCTGCGGGCAGGAGTTCCGCGCGCCGGCGGCATGAGCGCCACGCAGCACGATACCGCCGTCCGCAACACGCTGACGCGACTGCGCACGCAGGGCTTGATCGTCAGCGACGAGGATGGCTGGTCGATGACGCCGGCCGGCCGCAAAGCGGCGAAGGAGGCGCCCTGACATGCCCGCAGACACCGAGCCGATCGTCGAAGAGGCGCTCGACGTGGACGACGCGCCCGACCCAGACGAGGCCAATCGACTGCGCCGGATCGAAGCGGCGACGCCGCCCGCGGGTACGCTCGACGGGCAGCTGCAGCGGTGGCGCGACGCCGGGCGCGAAGCGCGCGAGCTCGATCTGGAAGTCGTCGACAACGGGACGATCCGGCGGCAGGGTGGCGGGGTCGCCGTCAGCTCGGGCCACATCGGCTCCAGCCTGGCGCCAGGGAGCGGCTTCCTGGTGAACAGCTGATGACCTCGAAGCCCTGCCCGCGCGTCGGACAGCCGCACTGCCTCGGCACGATCACCGATCGTGACGCGTGGCACCTCGCCCGACGGCGCACCTGCTCGAAGCGGTGCGCCTGGCACTGGAAGGCGTCGCGCGGCATCAGACCGCACGAGCACGTCACGCCGGCGGGGAGCGTCAAGCGGCGCGCCGGCGCCGTGAAGGGCGCACGGATCGCGGCTGATCGCCGGCACCGGTCGGCTATGACGCGCGCCGTTTCGGCCTGCGCCGATCTCATCCCGGCGGAGTTCGAGCGGGAACTGTCGGCCCGCGCGCTGGCGCTGGTGAAGGCATTGATCGGGCGCGGCTTCGAGCGGGGCCGGTTGAATGAAGTCAGGCGGCAGGATCTGATCCGGCGCCGGCAGAACGGAGAGGCGGCGTGAGGATGATGTCCTTCGCCCTCACGACCGCGCAGGTCCAGGCCCGCACGAAGACGGTCACGCGGCGCCTCGGCTGGACGCACGCGACGGTCGGCGAATCCGCGCAGCCAATCGAGAAGGGCCAGGGCCTAAAGAAGGGCGAGACCGTCGCGCGGATCGGTGGGCCGATCGCCTTCGTCGACGTGCGCCGCGAGCGGCTCGACCGGATGACGACGGACCTAGACTACGGGCGCGCCGAGTGCCTGCGCGAGGGATTCCCGGACCTCACGCCGGCCGCGTTCGTCGCGATGTTCTGCGCGTCGCATCGCTGGCCGGCGCTCTACGCGGACGGCGTGCTCGTTGAACCGAGTCGGCCGTGCTTGCCGGATGACGAGGTGACCCGGATCGAGTTCGAGTATCTGCCGGGATGACGAATTACGCGTATCCGGTCAAGGAGTGAGCGCATGAGAGACAACCTGTTCGACGAGAAGGACGGCAAGTTCGACGTCTACGCTGGGTGCGAGATTGGGGAGACGATCCGGCAGGCTATTCAGAAGGCGACAAGCGAGAAGCGCGCGATCGCGTTCGACTTCAACGGCGTGACGGTGACGGTGGACGCCGAGTCGAATCACGAACTGATCTACCGTGACTGGAATCGGGCGCTTCGCGGCTACATCGATAAGGTCATCGGGCCGAATCCAGCGCACACGCTGACGTCTGCCGACCTCACGCACGACGCCGAAATCGAGGCGCAGAACGAAGCGCGGCGCGCGGCGGATGACGCCGTGTACGCCCGTCGTGCGGCAGAGAAGAAATCAGCCACGGACGCGCGACTGGCGCAAGCGCCGCCGTTGGCGCTTTTGGATGCCGACGCATGGCAAAAGAGCAAGGACGCCAACAAGGACGGCTACGGCGGCGCGGTGATGACGTACGCCGAGCAGTGGGCGCGGCTCATGCAACTCGACATCGCGAACGGCTCGGCACTGGAGAGCATCGCGGAGGCGACGTCCTCCGAAGCCGACACGGAAGGCATCACAGGGTTCATGTACGGCTGCGCGGTGTCCATCTTGGCGAAGTGCTGGCAGCACGGCGACCAGCTCCGGCGCTGGCACAACCTCAAGACGCAGATCCGAGACGAAGGTGAGCGCGCGAACGAATCCGGCGGCGTGCTGAATCCAGCGCTGCTCAACATCGGGTGACGGCCGTGACCCTTCCCTGCTGGCGAGAGCGGATCCAGGCGGTAGAACAGATTCTGGCTGACGCCGACGAGATCCGCAGTTCTTACGGATTCCTGCTTATGCGTTTGGCGGTGGCGAAGGACGCGCAGGACACTTACGACGTGTGCAAGCGCGAGTTTCTGGACCACGAGGCCGCGCTGACGCGCTTGCAGGAGGCGTTCAACTTCGGCAGGCGGCAGCAGCTTCAGCAACAGCTCGCCTCCCTCTTAGCAGAGATCCCACAGGGAGAAGAACAAAAGACCGACGAGGCTACGCGAACTGGGGAGCCTGTGACCCTTCCGACTGAGCGCGCTACCGCGCCGACCGACTGAGAGGAATCGTGACGATGAAACCATCGGACGGCGCGTGCGCCTACGTCGCAGAAGCGGCGATTGAGTGGAATCAGGCGCGGCGAGAAGCGAATCGACTGCGTGGTCTCCGTGCTTCGTTCCGGTGCGAACACGAGTGCGAAGCCGAGTACGACGACTCCGGGCATTGCACCGCCGAAGCAGAACCGCCATGCTGGCGCGTCGTTCATGAGACGCCGTACGGCGAGCGTCGGCCGTCGATGTCGGAATGGTGCGAGCCGTGCCGCCAACGGCAGGCCGTTCACGAGCAATACACAAAGGCCGTCGCGCATCGTCAGGGGCTTATGCGCGGGCTGCAGCGTCGTGCGCTGACAGCGTGGGAATCGCTCCAGTCCGCCCCCGCGCGGCTCACCAACGTGGAGGAACATCAGGCGTGCGGCTCCGCGACAGATTCTTCGTATTCCTCTGAGGTGATCTGATGATCGATCCTGTCCAGCCGCCCAGCCCGGAGGCGATCGCGGCGATCCGCGCCCGGTTGGAAGTCGTGAAGTTGGCGCATCGTGCGAACACACTCAACGTGCTCGACCCGGAGCATAACGCGCAGTGGTCTGACGTTGAGGATCTCTTGGCCGCCCTCGACGCGCAGCAGGCCGAGATTGCCACGCTGACAGCCAGAGCCGAACAGGCCACGCGCAACACGGAAGCCGTGCGGACGACCCTCTACGCTGAGATGCAGGAGCACGAGAAGGCCGCGGAGGCAGCCACCGCTAGAGCCGAGCAGGCGGAACGGGAGCGAGACGAGATCGCTGAGCGCAAGCTGTTCTCGCGGCGCAAACTTGAAAGCGATTTGGAGGCCGAACGCACCCAGCGGGAGCGGCTGGAGCAGGCGCTGAAGGAGATCGCTGCGCTGGCGACGGATTGCGCGGTCAAGGCTGCCGAGTCCCCGTTCTGTGCGCTCGGATTCAGGCAGATCGCAGGGTTGGCCGCCTCCCCTCTCCCGCAGGACGCCACGCCGTGCCACAAGGAAGCGCACGTTAGCCGCGTCTGCGAACGAGGCACGCCTGGATGTCGCGTGAAGCATCGAGCGCCGGACGCCACGACAGGAGATCGCGCATGAGCAAGAGGGACGCGTATCGCAAACGCCTTCAGGAGACGCATGACGAGTTGGACGCGTTCGCCCGCAATCTACTTGAAACGGCCGACGTGACGCTGACACAAGATGTCGAGGCCATCGCGGCGTGCGGCACGCTTCTACGGTATCTGGAGTTTCGATTACTGCAACTGGTCGCGAAAGGCGGTGTCCGATGACCGCGGATCGCGCCGCCCTCCGCCAGACGGTCCGAGATGCGCTCGCCGACTGTTTCAGCGACAGCGCGTGGGACAAAGCGATCTGGCGGCAGGTCTCGGCCGCGTTCGACGGGGCGTGGCCAGAAGCGGCGCCGAACGTCGAAGGGGATCGCGCCGCCCTCCGGGAGCGGTTGCTGGAGATGGCGCAGGCGTGGCAATCGGGGAAGGTCGATCGACGTAAGCGCCTCGCGCACGACTGGGCGGATGCAGTTTCTGCGGCACTTGTTGAGGCAGCTGCCACCCTCGCCCTTCCCGCGTCCGAGGGAGCGCAGCAGACCGAGGAGACGAACAACCAATGAAACGCCTTCCCGATCCCGAGCGGTGTCAGCGGTGCGGTTCGCTGGGGCGAGTCGTCGACAGCAAGAAGCGGATCGCCGGCTATCGTCGACGCGTGCATCAGTGCCGGGATCCGCGCTGTCGTCATCGGTGGGAGAGCTTTCAGACGACGATTCACCCGCGACGCGTCTACGCTGCGTAGGCGTCGAGTCTATCTGTATATACGACTGTGCTATGTGGAACATTTCGGGCGTATCCTGCGGCTGACCTCAACAGGCGAATGACCCATGTCCTCATCGCGTAGCGCGAAGACAGCGCGGCCCCTCAGCGAACGCGAGCGGCGCTTCGTCGAAGCCTACATGGGCGAGGCGGCCGGCAACGCTACGAAGGCCGCCCTCATCGCCGGCTACTCACATCGCTCAGCCAGGTCGATGGCCAGCCGGTTGTTAACAAAGCGCAACAACGTCCGGGCCGCCATCGCCGCCCGCGCGAAGACAGACGCCCTCGTCGCCAGTCGGGAGACCAGGCAGCGGTTCTGGACGTCGGTCCTGCACGGCAAGGGGAAGTTTGCGAAGGTGCCATGGCGCGACCGGCTGAAGGCGTCCGAGCTGCTCGGGAAGAGCCAGGGCGACTTCATCGAACGCCACGAACACACCGGCAAGGACGGCGGACCGCTGCGGGTGACGTTCGGTGGCCGCTACAAGCCGGAGGCGCAGTCGTGAGCGAGACGTCGGCGGCCACCGTGCCCTTCGTCTGGACCTACACCGGCGGCGATCCGTCGATGCTGTTGTTCACGCGGATGATCGAGCGTCAGCTCTGCCCGCTGTCGCTGCCGCTACCTGCCGCCTTCGGTCCAGTGCTGCTCGATCTCGGCTGCGCGGAGGAGGATTGGGTTGACCAGGCGCGCCGTCAGAACCCGACGCTCGAGGTCTACGGCCTCGACTGGCGGCTCGGTGGCCAGGATGCGAAGTCGCCGGACCTCTACCCGCCAGAGACGCTGAGCCTCATCGCCTGCCTCGGCGCCATCGAGCACTTCGGGCTTGGCTACTACGGCGACCCGAAAGACCCGTACGGCGATGTCCTCGCCGCGAGGAACATCGCACGCTGGCTCCTGCCTGGCGGCTACGCCTTCATCGACGTACCCTGGACGCCGAACGCGGAGCCGTTCGAGACGTTCCATTGGCGCTGCTACACGGACACGTCGCTGGCGCAGCGGTTGATTGCGCCCGGGATGGTGGAGGTCGATCGGTTCTACGCGCACGCGCACACCCACGAGGTCTACGCAGGGCCACCGACGGAGCACGAGCACCCGTTCACGTACTGCGCGGTCCTGCTTCGGAAGCAGGGATGAGCGCCGAGCTCGTCACGGTCGATCGGGAAATCGCCATCTGGTGGGCACCGATTCCGGACACCGCGCAGGAGGCCTTCTTCGACGACGACACGCCCGATGCGGCGCTGCTGTTCTGCGGCGGCTGGGGCAGCGGCAAGACCATGACGCTCTGGGGCAAGGCCCTGAAGTTGTCGGCCATCAATCATCCGCTGCCGCTCATCTGGGTCGTCCCGACCTACGATCACGTCCTCAAGACGCTGCTCCCAAAGCTCGAGGAACTGACCGAGGACGGGCGGCCGTGGTTCCTGACGCCGGATCAGTATCACTACCACGAGACGCAACACGAGTTCACCTGGCTCGGCGGCGGGCCGATCTGGTTCAAGTCGGCGGCGGACGCCGAGGATGCGAAGCGGATCGCGGGGCCCAACGTCGCCGGCGCGCTGGTCGACGAACCGGCGCTGATCTCGCAGCGGGCGTGGCGGAACACCACGGCGCGCGTGCGGCATCCGAGCGCGAAGCTCAGACAGACCGCGGCGGCGGGCACCGCGGACGATCTCTCCTGGATGCAGGACTACTTCTTCGACCCGGAACGGCCGGCACGTTACAAGCGGTACGACATGTCGCTGACCGAGAACAGCGAGCTCCTGAGCCGGAACCCGGAGTACTTGGCGCAGGTGCAGGAGAACGCGACCGAGCAGGAGATCGAGGCCTTCGTTCACGGCAAGGGCGTCGTGCTCGACGGCCAGCCGGCCTATTCCATGTTCAGGGACACGCTGCACTGGACGGAAGACGTGCAGCCGCCGGACCCAAACCTGCCGCTGGTGCTGACCTGTGATTTCAACGTCGCGCCGATGGAGTGGGTGATCGGGCAGGTGGTCGCCGGGCCGCACGGGCCGGAGCCGCACGTCGTCGACGGGATCTCTAAGCAGGTTGCGACGATCGACACGGCCTGCGATGCCGTGCTAGAGAAGTATCCGAGCTGGCCGGCCGGGTTCCACGTCTACGGGGACGCCACCGGGCGTGCGCGGCACGTCAAGTCGCACAAGTCGAACTACAGCATCATCTCGGAACGGCTCTCCGTGTCTGGTCCGGTCGATGTACGCGTCCCCTTGGCGAATCCAGGCGTCAGCGATCGGCTGTCCGCGGTCAATCGGCTGCTGAAGAACGCGAACGGGGTGACGCGGCTGTGGATCCGGAAGTGGTCGCCGTTCCGCACCTGTCCGACGCGGTCGCTCGTGCGGTCCCTGCAGCGGACGACCCAGAAGCAGGGCGCTGAGGTCGAGGACAAGCCATCCGGCGAGACGATCACCCACGCGTCATCGGCGCTCGGGTACTGGATCGTGAGGGAATGGCCGACGCAGAAGCCGGTGCAGAACGTGGGCTCGGCCATGATGGAGCACCTGCTGTGAGCGCCCCGAAGCGCATCGGACGGCCACCGATCGCCGCCGACGCGCACGATGTGACGACGCGGGTGTCTGGAGAGACCTACGACGAGGCGTGCCGGATCGCGCTAGCGCGCGGCATCTCGCTGTCGGCGCTCGCGCGCGAAAGCCTGGAGGTCGTGATCCGCGTCTACCGGCGACGGGGACTTTCTCCCCAACAAACTCGCCACGGAGCCTCGCCCTTCGTACCGTAGAGCATCGCCAATCTCTCGTACACCACGTCGACGGGATCGGGCGCGCCCGCCATTCAGCATCCCACCTATCTCCGCTACAAGGCGGTCTGGCTGAAGCTGTTCGATGTCCTGCACGGGACAGGCGGCTTCGCCGACGCCACCTATCTCGTCGCGCACCCGCGCGAATACAAGGATCATCAGGCCACCAACCCGCGCAAGCCCACGAAGGCGCTCCTCGCCCGCCGCACGCTGGCGCACTACACCAACGTCGCGGCGACGATCCTCGAGCAGAAGGCCTCGGCGCTCTTCCGCCCGCCGATCGCGCGGACCGTGCACGGGAAGGCGGAAGGGCACGAGATCTTCGACTGGTGGGCGAACGTCGACGGCTACGGCTGCTCGATGACCGAGTGGATGTGGGACGGCTTCATCGCCGCCGGTGCCTTCGGGCATGTCTTCCACTACATGGACCGCGACAAGGCGCCTGCTGGGACGGCCGCCGAGACCGCCGCGGATGCGTCGCAGCCCTACCTCCGGATCTACCTGCCGCTGGATGTCCCGGACTGGGTCCAGAACGACCGCGGCGAGCTGATCGGGGTGAAGCTGCTCGAACCCATCCCGCGCACGAGTCTGAAGGAGGCGCCGATCCAGAACCAAGCGCGCCAGCGGCTGGTCGACGAGACGACCTGGGAAGTCTACGACCCGGGCTCCCTGACGCCAGGCGACCAGGGACAGCACGGCTTCGGGACACTACCAGTCGTCGTGCAGTACGCCAAGCGGCGCCGGCTCGAGCCGCTGATCGGGCAGCCGATTCTCGGCGATCCGAACAGTTACATCCGGCTGTACAACCTCGACTCTGAAATCTCCCAGATTCTCCGCGGGCAAACCTTCGGCGTGCTGAACGCGCCGCTCGGCACGGGCGATCAGGCCACCGACGTCGCCGCGGCGAAGACCATGATGGGCGACGAGAAGGGCGTCGATAACGTCCTGTTCACGCCGCTGCCGGCGCAGTACGTCCAGCCCGAGACCGAAAACGTCACGGTCTACCAGGCCGAACGGTCGGACCTCCTGCGCCGGATCTATCGCCTCGCCGCGGCGCCCTGGGAATCGGACTCGAAGGATGCCGAGGCACAGGGCTCGCTCCAGCTGAAGCGCGAAGACATGAACCAGGTGCTGACGTCCTACGCGGACCAGTGCGAGCGGACCGAGATTGCCCTGGCGAAGCTCTGGTTCCGGGCGCGTTACGGAGCCGACGCCTGGGAGTCCGAGTGGGAGCGCGCCGACGTCGTCATCACCTATCCCGAGACGTTCGAAGAGACGCCCTTCGCCGAGATCATCGAGCAGGCGCAGGCGGCGACGACGCTCGAGATGGGTCCGACGTTCATGAACGAGGTCCGGAAGCGGCTGGTGCCGAAGTTCCTCCCGGATGTCGCGCCAGAGATCGCCGCGAAGATCGAGAAGGAACTGGAGCAAACCGAGGTCAAGAGTCCGGCGCAGCAGAAGCTCGAAGAGATGGCGCTGCGGTTCAGCGGGCAGCCGGGCGCGCAGCCTGAGCCGGTGGCGGCATGAGCGAATCCCTGGCCGTGCTCACCGAGGCCGAGAAGCTGGCGAAGGTCGCCGACGCCGTCGGCCGATCGTACGCCACCGAGCTCGGGCGCGTCCTGCGCGACCTCGAGCGGCAGCTGCGGACGCTGGCGATCGCCGCGATCGAGGGGTCGGTGACGGCGCTCTCGCGCGCGGTGCGCGCCGCGAAGCTGAGGCAGGAGATCCAGAAGGCGCTCCGCGTGTCAGGCTTCGAGGCACTGACCAGGACGGCCACCGCTGACGCGCTCGATGCGCTCGTGGCCCAGATGGGCACGTTGCGCGGGGCGGCGAAGCTGGCCGCGTTCACGACCTCGGATCAGTCCCGGATCCTGGCGCTGAAGGAGATCGCGCGGCTCGACCTCGTCGGCGTCGGCGATGCCCTCGCGCACGCGCTGTGGCGCACGCTCGCCCAGGGACTGTACGCGCAGCGGCCGGTGACCGATCTACTCGACGACCTCAGTGAGGCCGTCGACGTCGAAGAGGCGCGGCTCCAGACGCTGTACGACACCACAGTCAGCATCTTCGGCCGGCAGGTCGAAGCGATGAAGACGCAGCCCGGGGACGTGTTCGCGTATGTCGGACCCGTCGACCAGAAGTTGCGGCCGTTCTGCCGGCAGCATGTCGGGAAGGTCTACACCAAGCCCGAGATCGACGCGCTGGACAACGGGCAGTTGCCGAACGTGTTCCTCACGGGCGGCGGCTACAACTGCCGGCACGTCTGGCAGGTGCTCAGCAAGTTCAGCGAGTCGCGCGACCTGCAGGGGACGGACCAGCGCATGCCGGAAGTGCAGACCGCGATCGCGGCGCTGCCGCCCGGGGATCGGAAGGCGGCCTGATGGGCGCGCAGATCACCGTCCGGAAGTCCTTCGGCGCGCTGGAGCACCTGGAGCTCGTGACCGCCGACGACATGCGCGAGATCGGGCTGCTCGCCAGGGAGCAGATCGTGCGCCGCACGATGAGCGGCCGCGACGCGACCGGCGCGCCGTTCGAACCGTACTCGCCCGGGTACGCGAAGGCGAAGCGGCAGGCGCTGGGGACGACCGCGGTGAACCTCCAGGTGTCGGGCGGGATGCTCAACGACTTCACGATCACCAACGTCCAGGTGTCGGACGAGAAGGCGAGCGTCACGCTCGGGTGGACGAAGTAGATGGCGGCGAAGAACACGACGTCGACGGTGCTGAAGAAGGCCCGCCGGGTGTTCTCGGCCTCGACGTTCATTCAGCGCAGCCGGCGCGAGTCGAGCGAGCAGAAAGCGATCTGGCACCAGGTGACCGGCGCGGGCCGCCGCGGCGTGCTGCGCCAGTTCTTCGGGCTCACGTCGGAGGAGCAGGCCACCGTGAAGCAGGTGCTCGAAGGACAGATCGCGGCGCGGCTCCGAAAGGCGGGCGCCTGATGGCTGGCGGGATTCGTGCCCATCGCCTCGACTCGCTGCGCGCGCGGCGGGAAGCGGCCGGCCTGACGGTCGGCGATCTCGCGCGCATGGCCTCGGTGTCGGATCTCAAGATCGTCAAGGCCGAGAACGGCGACCCCGTGACCCCTGACATTACGGATCGTCTGCTCGATGCGCTCGGGCCGGCTGTGGTGCTCGTGTCGAGCACGGCGGCGAATCCGACGCGGTTTACGACGGCGGCGCATCGGTTCATCCGCGGCGACATCATCACGATCGCGGGCCACGTCGGCAGCGCCGCGCCGGTCAACGGGGATCAGTCCATCACGGCGACATCGGATCCCAACCATTTCACGATCGCGCTGGACGCGACGCTCGGCGGCGGGACCGGGGGCACCGCACGGCTCTCGGCGACGTCGCTCGGACTCGTCCGACTCTAAGTATCGGCGTCGACAGTATCGGCGACCCAGTATCGGGAAAGGGACACGCACATGGCGAAGTTCGAGATCGAGATCGACGACAAGGGTGAGTTCATCGGGGCTGTCCCCGCCGAGCTGACGGCTGTCCTGGAAAAGGTCGGGACGGCGAAGTACGGCGAGGGCTTCGGGAAGGGGAACCAGAAGGCGGCCGCGGAAGCCAAGGCGCAGATCGATAGCAGCGTGGCGGCCGAGCGGTCGAAGTGGGAGATCGGCATCGCGGCCGATCGCGCCAAGTGGGGGGAAATCGAGGCGGCGTCCACGCACCTCAAGACCCAACTCGAAGCGACCACGACCCAAGCCCGTAAGACTCTGACGGAGCGCGAAGAAGCGCACGCACAGGAGATCACCCGTCGCGTCGATCGCGAGACCAAGCGGAACGACAAGATCCGGACCCTGGTCAACCAGAACCTGAAGGCGCTGGCGGCCTCCGCCGGCGCGCGGACGGAATCGCTGGGGGAACTCGAAGTGATTCTCCAGCACCGGATCGGGTATTCCGACGAGATGGAGCCCTTCGTGCTCGACGAGCAGGGGCAGCCGGCGAAGACCACGGCCGGCAATCCGTTGCCATTGGACGTGTTCGTGAAGCAGTACCTCGACGCGCATCCGCATCATCGCAAAGCACCGGCCGGCCAGGGCGGCGGAGCGCGAGGCGGGGCGTCGATGCACGGGCACACGACCACCGCGACGATCGACGGCGCCCGCGCGCGCGTCGAGGGCGGGGATCGGTCGCCTCAGGCCATCAACGATCTGTTTGAAGCGGGCCGCAAGCGCGCGGCCTCGTAAGGGAGATAACCGATGCCATTCTCCGGCATGTCAACGAACAAGTACTTCACGCCGAATCTCGTCGGCGAGGACGTGTCGGAGGTCATCCGCACGCTCGCCCCGTATGAGGCGCCCTTCCTCGATTGGCTCGGCGACCCGGACGGGTTCGCGGCGAGCACCAAGCACGAGTTCATCGAGGACTTCCTGCGGCCGCGCACGATCATCAACTCGACCGCGATCGCGTCGGCGACCGCGGCGACCGGCATCCAGGTCAACGGGCTGGCCGAGGCGCTGACCATCGGCACCATCCTGGAAATCACCGGGATCGCGCCCGAGCGCGTCCAGGTGAGCTCGATCGTGTCGGGCGGCAACTCGGTGCTCGTGACCCGCAACTACGACGGCGCCGGCATCGGCTCGCTCGCCGCGGGCTCGACGCTGCAGGTCCGCGCGCCGTCCGCGCCGGAAGGCGACGAGCACGCGGGACTCCACACGGCCCGGCTGGGCAACCGCCGCGCCAACACGGTGGGCTACTTCAAGATCGAGATCGCGGCCACGGGGACGTCGATGGGCGTCAACCTGTACGGCGGCGACTCGTACGATCTGGCCCGCGCGAAGGTGCTCCGCGAAGTCCCGGCCATCCTCGAGGCGGAAGTCCTCACCGGCGTGCTGAACGGGACCAACTCGCTCGGCACGGCGACGGCCACCCGCACGATGCAGGGCATCCGCGCCCAGCTCACGGCGATCAACTCGCAGGTCGTCGACGCCTCGTTCTCGGCGAACCCGCACCTGTGGATCGGCGATGCGATGCAGAACGCCTTCGGCAATGGGGCGGCGACCACGGAGACGTGGGGCATCATCGCCGGCGCGCAGTACTTCCGCGACATCAGCAACCTGAACGACACGAAGGTCCAGGACTCCAACCAGTCCGAGCTCTTCAAGCGCGTGATCCGCAACTACGCGGGGCCGTTCGGGCAGTGCACGGTGTTTCTGAGCCGGGCGCTGGCGTCGCGCGAACTGCTGATCGTGCCGCGGGAGCGCGTCCGCGTGCTGCCGCTGCAGTCGCGCAACTTCGTGTACCGCGAGATGGGGCTGTCGGGCGACAACACCAAGGGGATGATCGTCGGCGACTACACCCAGGAGACGTACCACCCGTCGGCGATGGCGCGCATCCGCACCACGTCACCGGCGTAGACCTGATGGCGGGGGCTGCCTGACGGCGGCCCCCGCCGATGGAGGGCACCATGCCAGGTGGACACGGATCGCGCGCGGACAACCTGCGTGCGCAGCGGATCGCGGCCGGGCTCACCGGCGACGGCGGGCTGAACGGGCTCGCGGCGAAGGCCAACGTGAGCGTCAGCCTGCTGAAACGGTTAGAAGATGGCGGCACGGCGATGCCGCACGAGATCCAGCGGATTGCCGACGCGCTGGGCATCTCGACCACCACCCTCGGCAAGAAGGATCTGTTCTGATGGCCGTCTCGGGCTTCGCGATCGTCGATCAGTTCTGCCGCGCCGGCGAACTGCAGCCGCACTTCTACCGGCGCTGTCAGCGCGAGATGCGGGATGACGTGCTCCCCCTGCTCGCGTGGGTCGATGCGCATGGTGGGCCCGATGCGGTGCGCGCGACGGTCGAACGGACCGAGGAACTGGAGGCCGAGAACCGGCAGCTGCGAGCGCAGCTCGAGCGCAGCGGCAAACTGAAGGCGAAGACGCAGGAGCCGGCCGATGTCAGCGCGTAAGCCGCTCTCGTGGGCCTTCCTGATCGACTCGGTCGAGTTCACGCCGGCCGTCATCGCGGGCGAGACGTCGCTGGGCGGGTCGGAGTCGGCGGCGCTGGGCCTGGCGCGGGCGCTGCGCGCGCGCGGCCACGACGTGCACGTCTTCACGACGAAACTGTCGCCCGAGGCCGCCGGGATGGACGCGACGGGGCTGCAGTGGCACCACCTGTCCGAGTTCCGATCGAGCAACGAGTTCATCGAGTGGGACGTCTGCGTGGCGCTGCGGATGTGGATGGCCTACAGCGTCCAGACGTTCGCGCGGCTGCGGCTGCTCTGGAATCAGGATCTGCTCGTCCCTGGCGGCATGGTCGCCGGGGTCATGGCGATCACGTCGATGGTCGATCGCTGCTGCTACGTGTCGGAGTACCACCGGCAGCAGTGGCAAGGGCTCCTGCCCGACCTCGCGCCGATCGGGTGGGTCACGCGGAACGGGATCGATCTGTCGCAGGTGCCCACCGGGCGCACGAAGGATCCGAACCGGATCATCCACATCTCGCGCCCCGAGCGCGGGCTGGGCCCGCTGCTGACGCTCTGGCCGAAGCTGCGCGAGCGGCTGCCGACCGCCGAGCTGCGGCTGTGCCGCTACTCGTCGATGTACGACCAGGGGCCAGGAAGTTGGTCGGATACCTGCGCGGCGTTCGATCGGCGCGTCGAGGAGGTCAACAAGGCCGTCGGTGGGATCACGTATCTCGGCGAACTGACCAAGCTGGCCCTGTACCGTGAAATAGCCGATGCCGCGGTCATGTGGTATCCGGGGGTGTCGACGTTCGCCGAGACGTCCTGCATCGCCGCGATCGAGGCGCAGGCGTGCGGGACGCCGTTCGTGGGCTCGTATCGCGGGGCGCTGCCCGAAACGGCGAAGACGTCGTTCGACGCCGGCCTACTGATCAAGGGCGAGGCCGAACACGATCCGGTCTACGCGGACGCGGCGATCGCGTCGGTGCTCAGCCTGCTGGGCGGCTGCCGCAACAACTCGGTCATCTACCGGAAGCTGTGCCAAGCCGGGATCGCGCACGCGCAGCGATACGACTACGCGACGATCGCCGCCGAGTGGGAGGCCCAGGTCTGGGCGTGGTTCGCCGATCGGTACGAGACGCAGAAGATCGGCGTCCTGCGGCAGCTGCTCTGGGAGGACGACCACGTCGCGGCGAAGGAGCTCGCCCAGAAGATGGCGTTCACCGTCACGTCTGGCGATGGGCCGTTCGGCTACGACCACGGCACACCGGCGACCATCGCGACGAACCAGGAAGCCTGTCAGGCGCTCGCGTTCTGCGACAAGGTCATCGCCGGCAAGGACCAGGGCGCCGACGACTACGCCGAGCACGCGCTGCCGGATCCGGTGAAGGAAGCCGAGCTCTGCGGCCGGTTCAAGGCCGTCGTGCCCACGTTCGACAAGGCGACGCGGGTGCTCGACGTGGCGTGCGGCAACGGCGCCTTCGCGATCGCGCTCGCCATGGCCCATCCGACCGTCCAGATCGTCGGACTGGACTACGCGGCTGGGAACATCGAACGGGCAAAGGAAGCGGCCGCGCGCGTCGGCGTCGCGGATCGCTGCCACTTCGAGCAGGCCACGGTCTACGACTTCGACAAGCAGCAGATCCACGACGACTTCGTGCGCTTCGTCCAGCGCGTCAATCTGGACGGAGACGTCGGGCCCTTCGACGGGCTCTTCGTCGGGGAGTTCGTGGAGCACGTCGGCAACTGCACGCTGCTGGTCGACTGGCTCGAAGAGGCCCTCCAGCCTGGCGCGCGTGTCGTCTACACCTGCCCGCACGGCGCGTGCATGGAACTGATGCCCCGCGGCATCCCGGTCCGGAAGGGCCACGTCCACCGGTTCCATCACGACGACCTGAAGGCCGTCTGGGGGCCGAAGCAGGACTTCGAAGTCGATTACCTCTCGTTCGGGCTGAGCCCGCGGGGGAACCCCGTCGGGAACTGGATCGTGTCCTACACGGTCGCGCCCGATCGCCAGGCGGGGATCCGCCCGATCGCCGAGCGCATCGTCAAGACGCGTCCCCTCCAGAAGCTCTCGGTCGGGATGATTGTCCGCGACGTCGAGAACGACCTGGGGCGCTGTCTCGCCAGCGTCTACCGGCTCGCCGATGAGATCGTCGTCGGCGACACGGGCTCAACGGACACGACCAGGGCGATCGCCGAGAGCTACGGCGCGCGCGTGATCGACGTCGCGCCGATCGAGGACCAGCCGGAAGGCTTCGCCGGCGCGCGCAACGCCGTGCTCGACGCCTGCTCGGGCGACTGGTTCCTGTGGATCGACGCCGACGAGATTCTCCAGCACGGCTGGAAGCTGCGCGGGTTCCTCGACACGGCGATCTTCCACGGCTACGTGCTGCACCAAACGCACGTCTACCTCGATGGCCCGCCCACCTTCGACGTGCCCCAGCGGGTGTTCCGCCTGGGCCGCGGCGTGCGGTTCTACGGTTGCGTCCACGAACAGCCGCAGGCCGGCGATCCCAACGTCGACATCGCGCCGGCGCTGGACCTCTCCGACCCGGTCATCGCGCACACGGGCTATCTGACCGAGGACGAGCGCGAAGAGAAGCGCGTCACCCGGAACAAGCCGCTGCTGCTCCGTGATCAGCAGGCGTTCCCCACGCGCGAGCTCGGGAAGGTCCTGCTCCTGCGGGAAGCGGTGATCGAGGCGGATCACCATCGCGCGCGCCACGGCGGCGAACTGACCCCGCGGGCGCGCATCGGGTATCAGCACGCCATCAACCTCTTCGTCCGCTACTTCGACGACCCGGGGCACAAGTTCGCCAAGATCGCGCGGCCGTGGTACGAGGCGGCGCTGCGGCATCTGCGGCACGGCTGGGAGGCGGAAGTCTCGCTCTTCGGAAAGCCGGGCGGGCTGCAGGGCGCGCGCGCGAAGCCCGAGATGATCTGGGTCCGGGACGGCGTCGAGTTCCAGCGGCTCATGGAGCACCGGATCAAGGACTCGGTCGCGAAGATGGCGCCGGTGACGTTCCGGACGGAACCGTTCGAGCCGACGGCGGCGTCGCGTGAGGTCGTGAACGGCTGATGACCTGGCACCCCAACGACCTGGTCGCGGACGCGGATCTCGTCGCCTATGAGGCCAAGATCCTGACCGCGTTCAACGTGGCGAACTGGCAGGAGAAACGCGCCAAGGCACTCGAAGACTGGCTGTTCCCGATTCTCTCGGCACGCGGGGTGACCCCGGAGACCTTGCGGACGCGGTTCGAACCGGACACCGTCTTGGGCTACACGGCGGCCGCCTACGCCGATCTCACGGGCTCAGCGAAGGACGCCACGGTCGACGACGTCGACCTCGCGGCCGTGTTCGCCACGCCGGCGAGCGATGCGCTCTACATCGGCTCGACGCAGCAGTTCCGCGGGCTGTCGATCCGGATGTTCGAGAACGTGTCGGCGGTCGCGTCGGTGCTCACGGTCTCGTACTGGGCGGACGCCTGGACCGCGCTGACCATCACCGACGGGACCGTGAAGACCGCCGGGAAGACGTTCAGCGGCGGCGGGTCGGTGACCTGGAGCGCGGCGGCCGCCACGGGCTGGGTGAAGCGCACGCTCAACGGGTCCGATCCGCTCTATTTCGTGAAGCTGACGGTGTCGTCGACGCCGACCAGCGCGAAGGCGGGGCAGATCGGGACGATCCGGCGCTCGGCACTCTGCGCGCCGGCGGCGCTGCGCACGCTCGCGCTCATCATGCGCGAAGCGCCCACCGGGGCGGCGGGCCCGTGGCTCGAGAAGGCGGCCTTCTACGGGGAGGAAGCCTCCCTCGCGCTCGAACGCGCGCTGCCGCTCGTCGGGCACGAGACCGACACCGACGAGAGCGATCAGGTCAGCCAGAGCGAATCCGAACAGACCCTCGAAGAAGTCGGCGGCGGGCCGTTCCGCATGGAGCGCGGGTAATGCCGGGGCCGCTGACGGGCGAGGTCATCGTCGATCGCGTCCGCTCCGTCTGCGTCGGCGCGCCGTTCTCCCTCGTGGAGGCGACGCGCTGGTCAGACTTCGCGCTGCAGCCTGACGGCAACATCGACGGCGTGTTCCGGATTCCGCCGATGTCGAGCCAGTTCGTCAACGGCGGCTTCGCCTTCTCCGAAGACCGCACCGACTCGATGCAGATCTGGGTCGCGCGGCGAACGAACAACGATTACGACACGGTCCGGCGCACGCTCCTGAAGGACGTGCACAGCCTCACGGCGGCCATCGTGCGGGATGGCGCGATCACGAGTGGGGACTATCACATTCCGGATGGCGGCCGCGGGCACGCCATTCAAGAAGATCCCGGCCACGAGTACGTCACCCTGCGGCTCACGCTGCCGGTGAACTACGAGGCCCAGCTCTAGAGGAAGGACTCGATCATGCCTGGCAGAACTGGCCGTGAAATGAAGGGATGGGCCTTCGCGAAGTTCGCCACGAACTCGTGGGGCGTAGCCGCCTCGGTCACCAAGGGCACGCGGTTCATGAGCGACGGCGGTGTCAAGTTCTCGCCGATGTTCGTCGAAGACCGGTCCTTCGGCGAATCGTTTCTGGGCCCCGCCGACATCGGCGACACCAACCCGTGCGATCTCACCCTGCAGGGACAGGGTCGCTATGAGGATCACAACTACATCCTCGAAGGGTTGGTCACGGGCTCGCCCACCGCGGTGGCGATCTCGACGTCGGCGGCCGGCCAGGTCACGAGCTGGCTGCACATCTTCGACCCGGCCGCGTCGATCGATGGGCTCGGCGCGACGTTCGCGATCGATCGCGCGATGTACGTCGAAGAGGTGCCGTCGGCGAAGGTCTACGGGATCTCGGAGGCGTTCGGCGACGGCGGGGTGCTCGAGTCGTCGTTCAAGGTGCTCGGCAACAAGGCGACGAACATCTCGTCGATCAACATCAACTCGACGGTCTACGGCGCCAGCTTCCCGGCCCTGAACGGCAAGATTTTCCGGAAGCAGGGCACGTACCGGATGAACGTGCAGTCTGGCGGTGCGCTGGGCTCGACCGATGCGATCGTGATCGAGACGTTCGACTTCGCCTTCGAACGTCCACAGGATCAGACGTTCGGCACGGGGTCCGACACCATCGTGGAGCCGGGCGACAACGAGTTCCCGACGCCCACGGTGAAGGTCGGCTACCCACGCATGAACACCGTCAGCGCGAACTCGCTCTATGCGGCGCTGCGATCGACGACCGCCTTCAAGGCGGACATGACCTTCGCGGGCGCGTTCATCAACTCCACCGACCAGTACACGAAGCTGTACCAGTTCCCCTACCTGGAGCTGCAGGACTTCGAGACGCCGACCGCGGGTGCCGCGCAGGTGAAGCCGGTGGCGACGTTCATCGCGAAGAAGCCATCGTCTGCGCCGATCGGGATGTCTGGCGTGACGATGCCGTTCCGGCTCAAGCGCATCATGACCAATTCGGTCACGGCGTTCTAACCCACACACGGAGGCGTATGGCGCTCGTCCTGAAAGATGAATCGCACACCTGGGAGGTCTGCGACAAAGACCTCGTACCCGGCGGTGACAAGGACACGTTCTACACGGTGCGCCGGCTGACGCTGGAGAAGCACCGGGAGATTACCAAGCGGCACACCAAGCCGGGGACGTTCCGCCGGCCGGAAGGGAAGCGGGACGAGGAAGCGATTCAGGACGATCTCTTCGACTACGTGCTCGAGAAGTGGCGCGGGGTCGAGAAGGACGGGAAGCCGGTGCCGTGTGAGTGGGAGTTCAAGGCGCTGCTGGACGTGCCGCGGCGGGTGGCGCTGCTCGACGAAGCCGGCCTAAACGACATCGCGGCGGCGGAGGACGCACGCGCCGAGTCGTTTCGCGGCGCTTGAACGATTCGCGGACTTCTGGCAGTGCGACGTCATCGAGGCGAAGGCGACCTGTTGTCTCGTCGTCGACGAATCCCTGGTCGATGAAGACCCGGAGGTCTTCGACTGCGAGACGTGCCCCGTGGCGGATGCGCTCGCGGATCTGGACGCCGAGAACCGTGAGGCGTGGGCGCTGTACCGGAAGGTCGTCACGCGGCTGGCCGGGGACCTCGGCACCGGCGGTGTGGTGCTGGAACGTCTGACGCGGGAGCTGACCCAGAGCGAGTTCGAGGATACGTGGCGGCGGCTGGCGATTCTGTATCACGCGTTGAATCCGCCGCCGCCCCCACCGAAGGAGACCTGATCGCGTGGCCCTGGATCTCACGATCGACATCGTCGCCAACAGCGCGCAGGCGCGGGCGGAGCTCCGTGCGGTCGATGCGGAGATCAAGAAAGTCGAGCAGTCCACCAAGTCGAGCGTCGGCTGGTGGCAGAAGGAAGAGAAGGCGATCGACGAGGTCACCGGCACGCTCACGACGCACCGCAGCGAACTCTCCAAGGTCGAGCAGGCCACGGCGAAGATGGAGCAGAAGGTCGCCGCCGCCGCCACGTCCACAAAGGCGCTCGGCGTCACGTCGGCGGCCACCACCGCCGGGCTCAGCGGGATGGCCGGCGGGACCGAGAGTGTCGCCACGGCGCTGCTCGAGATGACGGGCGCCGCGGGGCTGTCGGTCGGGGCCTTGACGGCGCTCGCCGGCGCGATCGGCGCGGTTGTCGCGGTCGGTGTGCTCTTCGGCAAGTTCCTGCTCGACTCGGCCTCCTACTACATCGAGCACAGTAAGAATGCGCAGGGCTTGCGCGACGAGATGGATCGTCTGGGCGAGACGTGGAACACCGTCAAGCTGATCATCGGCGAAAGTCTCGTCGCGCCGGAACAATCCGCGTTCATCGGCTTCCTGAAGCTCGGCGAAGAGTGGGCGATGAAGCTGGGCCTCAAGCTGGCGTTCGACATCGAGCTCCTGCAGCGGCTGTACTCGATGACCCCGGCCGGAGCCTTCTGGGATCGCTTCGGGCAGGCGAACGATCTGGGGACGATCCCAGATCCCTCAAAGGTGCTCGGCGGCGCGCATCCGCTCGGGAGCTATCTGGCGACGGCGCGCGCCGGCGCCTACGAACCAATGTCGGGCGCGCAGGCGATGGCCATCTTCGAGAAGCAGGAAGCGGATCGCCGCCGGGAGGAACTCGCCGCGCTCCGTGAACGGGAACGCCAGGAGCGCGAGATCGCGCAAGCCTATCAGCGTCACTTCACCGCGCTCCGCGTGACGGCTGAGCGCCAGGCTGCGGCGCGCGGGATGGCGGAACAGACCGCCAACTTCGCGGCCTTCGGCGCGTATGCGGCCCGCCTGCCGATGGCGGCCGGGTTCGGGGCGTACGGCCTGAACCCGCTCACCTACGCGTTTCCGCCGGCGAACTTCTTCGGCGCGGGCACCGCCCGCAATGACTTCATCGGCGCGCGAGGACTCGATCCGTCGACGCTGCGCGTCGGCGACGTGTCGAATTTTTTCGGGAACGCCAAGGCGGGCCCGTCCTACCTCGATCGCATGTTCGGATCGATGGCGGGCGGTCTCGGCAACGTCTTTACGCAGTTCCTCGTGAATCGGTCCTCGGGGGGCAGCGCGATCGGATCCTCGATCGGCGGGTCCATCTTCGGCTCGCTGATGGGCGGCGGCACCGGCAAGTCGATCTCGTCAGCCCTCACGAAGGGACTCGGGTCAACGATCGGCGGCATGATTGGATCCTTCATCCCCTTCGGCGGCCAGATCCTCGGCTCGCTCATTGGGAAGATGTTCGACCCGACGAAGTACCAACAGGAGGCGCGTCAGGCCAACAAGGACATCGCCGCGCTGTGGGGCGGGATGAACAAGCAGTACGGTGGCGACGCTTCGCAGGCGCTGTCAATCTTCGGCTTCGACGTCGGCGCGCTGAAGGGCAAGAACTTCCAGGGCGCGATGGGCGTCGATCCGCTCCGGGCGCAATTCGACGAGCTCGCCAAGCGACAGGGGACGTTCAACACCAGCCTCGGCGACACGCTGTCGAAGATCCAGGCACTCGGCGGCGGCATCCCGGAAGCGCTGACGCCCTACCTGCAGCAACTGACCAACGCGAAGGTGCTCACGCAGGACAACCTGAACCTGATCGCGCAGATGACGGCGAGCGCCGTCCCGTCGTATCAGCAGATGGAGGAGGCGGCCAACCGTCTCGGCATCTCGACCGATGCGCTCGGCCAGGCGTTCCAGAACGCGAAGGCTGCCGCCAACTGGCAGTCCGTCATCGACGACCTCGATACGCTGATCCGCGGCGGCGCCGACATGAACGCGCTGCTCGGCGACGAAGGGCTGCAGAAGAAGTTCAACGACCTCGTGCAGCAGTCGCAGAAGTTCGGCACGGCGATCCCCGAGAACATGAAGCCGTGGATCCAGGCGCTGATCGACTCCGGGAAACTGCTCGGCGCCAACGGCGAGAAGATCGAGGACATCAACCAGCTGAAGTTCGGCGAGTCGATGCAGACGACGCTGGAGAAGCTGAACGCCACGCTCAAGGAGCTGATCGACGCGCTCAACATCGCCCTGCCTGACGCGACAAAGAAGGCCGCCGGGACGTGGCGTGAGCAGGTCGAAGGGTTGCCGCCATTCCCAGGCACCGGCGGGGGCGCCGGTGGCGGTGGCGGTGGCGGCGGCGGGGAACGTGGCGGCGGCGAGGCCCCGGCCTCCTTCCGTCAGCCGATCGTGATCGAGATGGACGGGCGCGCCGTCGGGAAGGGGCTGGTGCCGATCATCCCCGGGATCGTCACGCGCGCGGGGCTGACGCGATGACGCGTCCCGACACGAGCTGGGCGTGGTCGGTCTCCAGAGTCTGCCTGCTGGCGGCGCTCGGCGGCGCTGGGGCCTGGGTCTGGTTCATGGTGGTGTGCGCGTGGATCGCGTGCGACTACGCGGTCTGGGCGCATCGGGGGGCCCGGTGACGCATGGCGACCTACGCGCTCACGATCGCCGGCGTCAGCAAGACGCTGCAGCACCGATCGCTCCGCATCACCGAAGAGCAAAACGCTCGCAATCAGTTGGACTTCACGGTCCTGTCGCTGACCGGCTCGTACCGGCCGGCGCTCGACGACGAAGTCATCCTCACGGAGAACGGCACGCGGATCTTTGGCGGGAACATCACCGCCGTCCGCGAAGCCGGGCACCCCAACAGCTATGGAGGCACGCCGATCGTCCAGGAGGTCGAGTGCGCGGACTTCAACGCGCTGGCCGATCGTCGCTGGGTCAACACCGTGATCCCAGAGGGGACGTCGCTCTATGACGCGCTCAACACCTACATCCTGCCGTACCTCTCCCCGTTCGGAGTCACGTTGAGCGGGAGTCAGGTCAATCCGGGGCCGACGCTGCCGGAACTGCGATACGAGTGGGTCGTCGCCTCGCAGGTGCTCGATGACCTGGCGGCCTTCGCCGGGAACTGGACGCGCACGATCGACTACAACAAGGCGCTCCGCGTCTACGACCCGTCGGGCGTGTCGGCGCCGTTCAACATCGCGGCGAACGACGGGAACCTCGTGGACGACCTGACCGTCGAGCCCTCGCGCGAGATGTACGCCACGCGGGTGGTCGTGCGGTTCAACGAAGCCGCACACAAGGCGTACGCGTTCCTCGACGGGAGTTTCGGCGGGGCGGCGATCGCCGACGGCAACACCGTGACGATCGGCTCGCGGACCTACACGTTCCAGAACACCCTGACCGACGTCAACGGGAACGTCAAGGTGGGGGCGTCGATCACCGACAGCCTCACGAACTTGATCGCCGCCATCACGGGTGGCGCCGGGGCCGGGACGCTCTACGCGTCGGCGACGACCGTCCACACGCAGGTCGAGGCAGCCTTCTATGCGACCAACGCGGTCCGGGTGCGCGCGCTCACCGGCGGTGCCGCTGGGAACTCGATCGGCGTGTCGACGACCGCGAGCCTGCACTGGATCACCGAGGGCGCCATCACGACGAGCACGCTGACGCTCGGCTCGGACGAATCGCTGACCAACTTCGTCGAGGTCGGCGGCGCGGCCGGATCGTCCACCTGGGAAGACGTCATCACCGCGGAGACGGACTCCTACGCCACGGCGACTGAACGCGGGACGCAGTACCTGGCCGCCCACAATCTGACGCGGAAGGTCGTCAAGTACACGACGCGCACGCTCGGTATCCGGCCGGGGATGACGCAGACGATCAACCTGCCACGGCGAAACATCAACAACACCTTTCTCGTGCAGCGGGTCGAGACCTTTGAAGGGCGCCGCGGCGTCCTGCATCGCTCGGTGACGGCGATCGAAGGGACGACCGTGCAGGGGTACTGGGGCGACGTCTACAAGCAGTGGTCTGCCGGCGGCGGCTCGGTGGTCGTAGCTGGCGGGGGAGGCGGGTCGGTGGTGGTCTCCGGTGGCGGCCTGCCGGTCTACACGCTCGCGGCCGCGGCGAATGAGCCGGTCAGCAGCCCGACACCGACCTGGGTGTCGGCGAGCGCGATCCAGATTGTGCTCGACACCGTGGAACGCGGCACGGTCGCCGCGACGGTGACGGTGCGCCTACGCGCGCGCGATGCTGGCGTGACCGTCCAGGCGCGGCTCCGGAACGTCAGCGATGGCGTCACGGTGGGGACCGGCGTCGTCATCACGAACACGGCCTGGCAAACCGACGTCTTCGCCTGCACGTTGACGGCCGGCACGAAGCTCTACGAACTGCAGCTGTTGCCCGGGACGGCTGGCAAGTTCGTCCAGGCGGTGGGGTATCTCCGATGATCCGACGTCGAGGCGTGTGGCTCGTGGCTGTCCTGTTTGTGTGCCTCGCGCGGCCGCTGTCGGCGCAGGTGCTGGTTGGATCGTGCGTGATGACGAGCGGCAGCGGGTCGCCGGAGAGCGCGGTCACCGGCAACGTCTGCGACACCTACCTGCGCACCGACACCGGCGACCTCTACCAGAAGACGTCAGGGACCGGAACGACCGGCTGGTCGCTCCTGCCGCGCGTCGACGCGGCGAACGTCTACACGTCCGGGCAGCAGGAGCTGACAGCGACGTTCCCGCGCTGGATCTTCACGGACAGCGACCAGGCCGCGGACACCCAGAAGTGGCGGGTCGGGAGTCAGTCGGGGCAGTTCTTCATCCAAGCCGTCAACGATGCGCTGTCGGTGACCCAGTCGACCGTCTTCACGGCGCTGCGCTCGGGGGACGTGACGTTCCCGACGAGCGTGACGGCGGCGTCTCTGGTCGCGACGACAGGATCGCTCACGTCCACCATGCACGTCGGCGGGAACTTCGACGTTGGCACCACGAAGCACACGGTCAACGCGTCGACCGGCCTGACGACGATCAACGGGAATACGGCGTCTCTCCCATCGGCGCTGGCAGGAACCCTGCTGCAGATCGGGCACTCCGACAGCGCATCGACGCGCATTGAGGTCGACGCGTTCGCCAACGCCGGACAAATGACGTTCCGCCGGGCGAACAACACGGCGGCGTCCCCGTCGGCGGTGGCGAGTGGTGAACAGATTGCTCGTGTCGGCGCGTCCGGCTATGGCGCGACGGGCTACATCGCTGGCAGCCGGGCGGCCGTCGATTTCGTCGCCTCGCAGACATGGACGGACTCAGTGCAGGGCGCCTACGTTGCACTCCTGACAACGCCGAACGGGAGCGCCACGCTGACCGAGAGGGTCCGGATCCACGGCAGCGGCGGCGTCAGCATCGGCACGGTATCGACCGATCCCGGTACGAACGTGCTCGGCGTGACGGCCGACATCCTGCCGTTCAACAACTACGCGTCGAGTCTCGGATCGTTCACGGCACGGTTTCTGAGCCTGTACGCGGCGGAACTGTGGGTGCAGACGCTCGTCGCGCAATCGACGCAGGCGACGATCGGCGGGCGGATTCTCGTGGCTCCGACGAACACGCTGACCGCGCCATTGGCAGCGGCGGCGACGCAGATCCAAGTGAAGTACAACAATTTCGCCAATGGGGATCGCGTCTACATGGAGGCGAACGGTGCTCTGGAGTGGATGGCGATCGCGTCGGCGGCGAGCGGGAGTGCGGGTGCGTATCTCTACACGGTGACGCGCAACCTTGACGGGTCTGGCGCAGACAACTGGGTCGCGGGCGATGCCGTCGTCAGCACGGGGACGACGGGCAGCGGCTACCTCGACATCTTCTCGGTCGCGGGTGTGCTCGGCACCGGCAGCGGCCCGACGATTGTGGGCAACGTGCGCACCGGCACGACCTACAACCAGGTGTCTCCGCGCTGGGCGATCGGCAACCTCCGATCGCTCTACGGCTACGCGGCGTCCGATCTCTACGGCGCGGCGTTCGGGGATCCCTCCGCGACGAACATTACGATCGACGCGACGAACGGCCTTCGGATCCGCAACGGGACGACCAATAAACTCACGGCCGACACGTCCGGCAACTTGTCGCTCGTGGGCGACTTCTCCATGAGCACGAGCGGCGTGTTCCGGGCTGGCGCGACGGCGTTCGGCACCGGCACCGGCTGGTGGATGGACTACAACAGCGGTACACCGCGGTTCCGCATTGGCGTGCCGAGCAGCGGCAACCGTCTGGAGTGGGATGGGACGAACCTCGTGCTCGTCTCTGCCAATCTGACCGTCAACTCGTCAGGCGTCACGATAGGTGGCGCCCCTGGTGGGTTCAGTGGCTCAAGCGCCTACAACTTCACGCGGCCAACGGGTCTGGGGTTCGGGCAGAGCGGCGACGTCTTCGCCATGTGGTTCCTGAGTTCGTCTGGGCTCGACGACCTCGTGGTCCAGAACAAGATCGTCGGCACCGGCACGTCCGACGGCATCGCGCGCGTCATCCTCAAGGCGCAGGGCTGGGAGAATAACGCCGGCGGATCCAGCACGACCGAGTCGAGCATCGAACTCAATTCCGGCGTGGCAAACCAGCAGATTTTGCTCACGGCGCCCGTGATCGATTTCGCGGGCAGCACCCGCGTCTCTGTCTCAACGGCGCTGTTCCGGGTCACGAATGCCTCCGCGAATCTCGAAGTGACAAACGGCACGACGACGATGTCGACGCAGCCAGGATTCTTCGGCACGACATCGAATCACGCCTGGATCGCGATGACCAACAACGGCACCAACGCGACCTTCTGCGCGGCAGGAGGCATCACGATCGCCTCCCCGACCGGCGGCTGCAAGGGGTCGGGGACGCTCAACGCGACCGCGGTCTACGACGACAACGTCCTGCTGACCGACTGGGTCTTCCAGTTGTACTACCTCGGCGCGACCGCGAATGCGCAGCGGGTTCCGGCGACGCGGAGCTGGCCGCCGGCGCGGCGGCTCTACACGCTGAGCGAGGTGTCGACCATCACGCAGCAGGAGCACCGCCTGCCCTGGATGCCCCGGGAGAGCGAGTTCGAGACCGAGCGCCACACCGGCGGCATGATCACGCGGCTCTACCAGGGGCAGGAGCAGCAGCAGATCTACATCATGGAACTCGAAGCGCGGATCCGCGCGCTCGAGCAGGCCACGGCCGCCGGCAGAAGGTGAGGTCGCGATGGAACAGCTGGACCTGACGACACCGATTACCACGACGCGGACGTCGTACCGCGTCTCGAAGTTTCATCTCGACGGCTGGCAGGATCCGACGCCGGTGATCGTCGTCGGCGTGATCGGCTCGGACGGATTCGAGCAGGAGTTCGAGTACCGCGGCACACAGGCGGCCGAGCGGCTGTCGGTGCTGAACACGGCCAACCTGACGACGCGGTCGCTGGAGAAGCGGTTGCTCGAAGTGCTCGTCAACGATGGGAAGTTGCCGCCCGGCACGGTGTCGGGCACACCGCGGTAAGGGGGACGGATGACGAAGAGGATTCTGGATCGAATCGCTGTCGCGGCGCTGAGCCTCAGTCTCGCGCTGCTGATAGTCGTTCGTACGGACGCTGGTCAGGCGCCCCCGGAGGCGAAGCCGGCACCGACGCTCAGCGTCGAGCAGAAGCAGGGCATCACGATCCTGGCGCAGCGGATCGAGTTGGCGCAGTTGCGCGCGCAAGCCGCCCAAGCCGAGTTCGACAAGGCACGCGGGGAACTGTCGACCCTGCTGCAGTCGCTGAAGAAGGACGGCTTCGATCTCGACCTCCAGACGATGCAGTACGTGAAGAAGCCCGACCCGCCGAAGGCGGACGGGAAGAAGTAACACGCGGGCACGACCGAGTGGGGGCGGCTCCCCCATCGCAGGTATACGGCCTGCGCGGAGTTGAACGCGAGGGTAAGTCGCGCTCTGAGTCGCCCCCGGCGGTCTATCGGATGGACCGGGTCGCACCTGTAGCGCCGAACCAGAGGGGGTGCGTGCATGGCCGGACGTCGGGGAACAGACGCGAGCAAGCTGAGCTTCCCGCTGCAGCTGGTCATCCTGATCGTCTCCGTGGCGCTCTCAGCGTACGCGAGCTCGGCGGCCGGGAAATGGGAAGTCAAGTCCGACATCCGCGACATCGTCACGCGAATCCAGTTGGGCCAGGAGATCGCGAAGGCGCAGGCGCAGGCCCAAGACGAACGGTTCAATGCGCTGAAGACGTCGATCGAGACGCAGTCCTCGACGATGAAAGGCTCGATCGACGCCATCACGCGGCGGCAGGAGATGCAGCAGATCCAGATCGGGGAACTGAAGGCCGCGATCGAGAAGCTGTCGCAAGGAAGGAAGTGACGGAGATGGACGACGCATTGCTCAACTGCATGACCGGTGTGTGCTGCCCGCCGGCGGCTCAAGCCGAGGCGCTGGCCGGCGCGTTGGTGAAGGACGGCGTCTGCACCGAGCACGCCGAGGCCAAGCGCGTGGCTCAGTGGATGGTCAAGCACTTCGACTTCGCGGAGGCCGGGACGCTGAAGCCGCTGAAGGAATCTATCCGTCGGCTCGCCAAGGCGTAACCATGACCGACGAGCGACGCCGGCAGCTCGATCGCGCACTCATCGGCATCCTGCTGACGATCGTCGGCTGGATGCTGGTGGACGCGATCACGGTGCGGCGGTCGCACGCGGTTCGGATCGCCGTGCTCGAGGAACGGGTGAAGCAATTGGAGGCGCGGAAGTGAGTGCCGGCGCGCAGTGGGCGATCGGGATCGGCGTGGCGATCGGCCTGGCGTTGCTGGCCTATCTGGTGCGTGCCCTGATCGCGTGGGGGAAGGTCGAAGAACGGCTGACGGAGTTGTCGAAGAAGACCGCCGAGACCGCCGACGACGTGAAGAAGATCCGACACGAGATGCTGACGCCGCGCGATCTCCACGTCGCGATCCTGAACATGAAGTATGAGGCGCTGAAGGAGACGACGAAGAACATGAAGCGCGAGGAGAATCCGTGAACGGGCCGAGCGCACATCTCTCGTGGGCTGAGCTCGCCTGCCACGACGAGGCGCGCACGCCCTATCCGGTCGAGTGGCGCGCGGATCGCGCCGTGGAGCTCGCCGCGCTGTTCGAGGCTGTCCGTGCGCTGCTCGGAGACAAGCCCATCGTGATTCTCAGCGGCTACCGGACGCAGGCGTACAACTCGAAGCTCGAAGGGGCCGCGCTGAAGAGTCAGCACGTCCAGGGGCGCGCGCTCGACATCTCGCATCCGACGCTGGCGCCGCGGGAGGTCTACACGCGCATCCTGTCGGCGCAGCGTCGCGGCGAACTGCCGACGCTCGGCGGGCTGGGACTCTATCGGACGTTCGTCCACATGGACACGCGGCCGAAGTTCAACGGACGGCTGGCACGATGGCCCGGAGGCGGCGTGGTCTTGCCGGAGGTGGCCTGATGCCGAAGCTGAACGGATGGCTCGACGTGATCTGCGGCGTGGCCGGGATTCAGGGGAGCTTGAACGGCGTGCCCTACCCGTTCGAGAGCGAAGGCCGGGGCGCGTGGGAAACCGAAGACGCGATCGTCGTGGCCGCGGTCGGCCGCGGGCCGGGCGTGTGGCGCTGGCGGCCGTTCACCGATCCGGCCGGCGTCGCGCTGGAACAGCTCGACCCGCGGGCGTTCAACAACATCGCCGGCGGGGGCGGCCGGTGGGCGGCGCAGATCCAGAGCGCGAACGCGGTTCTCTTCGGCTCGCTCGGGGACATCCCGCGCGCCGGCGCGGCTGACATCTCACCGGACGGGACCGTCGTCTATCCGACGACCTACGGCAACGACTACGGGCTGACGATCGTGCCGCCGGCGGGGCCGTCCCGAGAGAACCAGGGCGGCGTGGCGCTCTGGTACCGCGCCGTCAACGGCGGGGCGGCGATCTGGCCCGGCGGCGCGGACGGACGGGCGGCGCCGTGGCCGACGCTCGCGGCGGTCGATCTGCGCCTCGTGGTCGCGGCCGACGGGGAGGCGTGGTTGCTGTACTGGTCGGAGGGCGTCGGCATCGTGCTGCAGCCGGACGGCTCGCCGGAGGGCTACGTCATCGCGTTGACGAACGGCTTCGACAACGATCTACGCGCGCACCAGGGCGGCGTGGTGGCGTGCCTGGGGCTGTCACAGGGCGAAGGGCCGGCCGACTACCTGCTGCTGACGGCATCTCGAGACGGCGCGTCCTACATCGGCCGGCAGGGGCCGCCGATCGTGTGGCAGCGGCTGATCGTGCCTGAGCCGCCGAAGCCGGAACCGCCTGACCCGGAGCCCCCAGAACCTGAACCAGGACCGGAGCCGGAGCCTCCGAAGCCTGAACCGATTCCCCCACAACCGGAGAGAACCATGTATCGATACCTCGATCTCGGAGAGTCGAAAGTCCCGCCGATCAAGACGGAAAAGTGCGAGGTCGTCGACAACGGCAACGGGACGATCAGCTGCAAGTCCGTCGCGCGCAGTCAGAGCACCGACGCGGCCGTCAACGGGAAGCCGTTCGTCTGCATCACCGACGCGGGCAAGGCGGAATGGCGCGAGAGTCCGGGCGGGGCTTTCGAGAGCTTCTACCCGCATGGCGATCTCCTCATCGCGGATCGGCCGTGGAATGGCGTGCAACGGTCGTACTCCCTGCACGCGCCCGAGGGGGACTGATGGACGCCCATCGGCGGCTGATGCTCGCCGTCGGCGGCGGGGGCGGCGTTGGGCCGGTGCGCCGCGGCCTCGTGCGCGCGAACAGGCACGCCGTCTGCGATGACGGCGGTGACTTCAACGCCTACGGGCTGTCGTGCTTCTACGCGCCATGGGGCTACAAGTTCGACCGCGCGCGGCTCGAGCAGAACCTCGCAGACGCGCGAGCGGCCGGCGCGGACTACATCCGCGTGCTCGGGTCCGTGGGGCTGGGTGGTTGGACGGATCGACCAATCGACCCGACGTGGCCCGACTACGACGCGGTGATCGCGGGCCTCACCGATCTCGCGTACGACACGTACGGGCTGCGCGTCCAGTGGACGATCTTCGGAGGCAGCGACTGGACGACGACACCCGAGAGCCGCGCGCAGCTGGTGGACCGCTTCGCGGCGATGGCGCGCTGGCGCGAGCACAAGATCTTCGCGTTCGAGATCTCGAACGAAGGCCAGGCGTTCAACGGCGACCTGAACGAGATCCGCGCGCTCGGACGCCGGCTGAAATCTCAGGTGCCCAACATCGTCGCGCTCACGACCTCCGACGGCGAGAACATGTGCGCGCTGTACGGCGACTCGGGGATCGACGCGGCGACGATGCACTATCAGCGGGATTTCGGCGGCGACGATGTCGTCCTGAACGGCGTCACGTACCACTTCCGCCCGGTGCGCCAGCCGTGGGGCTATCCGGGCGAGTACGACAAAAACTGCGGCGGCCGGATTCCGCTGCTCGTGTTCAACAACGAAGCGATCGGGATCCAGAGCAGCGGCAACATGGACGATCTGCCGCTCGACATCGCGGCCGCCTACATCACCACGTTCATCGCGAAGAACGGTGCGTACATCTTCCACACCGGCGCCGGGATTCGTGGCGGCGGCATCGAAGACATCACGCCTGGAAAGCCGTACACGCCGCGGTCCGCTAACTTCCGTGATCAGCCGAATTGGTCAGCCTGCACGGTTGCACTGAAGAACGCGAAGGCGTTTCTTCCACCAGGTCTGGCGAACTGGACGCGGAAGAACTCGCAATGGTCGGACTGCCCGTTCGTCAACTTCGACAAGGAAGACGACGCCGGCAAGCTGGTCCAGGCCTACCACACGGTGGCCGGCCCAGACGTCTATTCGATCGTCATGGGGATTCGTCAGCCCGTGACCGCCTGGCCGCGCCAGGCGATGGCGCTCGACATCCTCGATGTGGAGACCTGCCAGCCGTTCCGGCATCTCGAACTCGGAGCCGGAGAGCTGTTCACGATCGAGTCGGACCGTGTCGCGGTGCTGCTGAAGGCGACGATGCGATGACGCAGTGCGAGGAACAGCAAGCCGATCCGGTCGCGCCGACGCCAGCGCAGTCGAATGCTGGCGGCTGGGTGTTCCTCGGCGTGCTGCTCGCGGTGATCGTCTACGAGATCGTCGCGGTCAAAACAGGACGGCCGACCATTTCGCAGTGGACGAAACGGACGTTCGGTAGGCGGCGATGGTGGAGAGCGTTCGGCATGGGCGTGATCGGGCTCACGCTCTGGCATCTCTTTTTCGGCGGCCCGCTGTGAACGAAAGGACAGGCAGATGAAGCGACTACTCAATGAGCCGGTGGCGGTGGGTGCCGTCGTCCGGCTGGGGATTCTGGCCGCGATGGCCTTCGGGCTGAAGTGGACACCCGAACAGCTCGCCGCGGTGATGGCGTTCGTCGAGGCGGTGCTGCTGCTGGTGACGCGCACCGTCGTCACGCCGAACCACATCGCGGAGGCGCGTGTCGCGGCTGGCGGATCGCCCACGAAGCCGCTGAGCGAAGCCAACGGTGTGTCCGAGCGCACTCGGAGCACTCTGCCGATCGTGCTGCTCGCCGTGGCGCTCAGCGTCTCGGCCTGTGCGTCGTCTCGGCATCGCGTCACCGTGACCGTGGTGAGCGCACACGCGGTGCTCTCAGCCGTGCAGGATACGGAAATGCTGCTCGTCTGCGAACGGCCGACGGCTCCATCCCCGCCAGCCTGTGTGCCGGAGCCTGTTCACCGGGACATCTCGCTCAAGCTCGCCAAGGCGTTCGACACGGAGATCAAGGTCGCGAAGCTCGCGCGCGCGACACCGGCCGCGCTGTCATCGGACGTGCCCGAACTGCTCGGCCAGATCGGGGCGCTGGTCGATGCGATCGTCGCGCTGATTCCTGAATCGGCACAGCGGCGCGCGCTCGTCGCCAACATCGGAGGTGCCAAGTGATCGCCGCCATCCTGCAGTGGATCGCCCTGTTCGACAAGATCAAGGCGAACGCGAAGGTCTTCGATCAGATCAAGGGCGTGCTCGCGGCCAACAACATCGAAGCCGACACGGCGGCGCTGGACGAGGTGATCGCGGATGCGACCAGGCGGAAGGCGCTGGCTGAGCGCGAAGCCGCCGGCGGCTGAATGCGCGACTGTCCGCGCCGTGATTGCCAAGCCTCCCGATCCGTCGACGAGGAGGACTTCTGCAACGCGTGCGCGCGGATGGTGCCCAAGGTTGACGATCGACCGGCGCCCCGCTGGGAACGCAAGCCTGCCCCGGGCTGCGAGGGACGGCCGGTCGACGTCACGCGCCGTCGTCAGGATCCCTGAGCGTGCTCAACGTCTGCCCGACGGCCTCCATCGCACAGCCGAGGATGTCGATGATTTCCTGACGGACGCGCTCAGGGATCCGGTCGTCTTTCAACCGCGTGAGGAGGGCGTCGAGTTCCCGCTGCAGATCGTCGGCTGTCACTGCAACGTGAACGCGCCGCGAACCTGCCGCAGCATGTGCTTTTTCCCGCGGTCGTCGGTGACCTCGAGGTCGAGCGAATACGATCCGCCTGGCCACGGCCCGAGATCGATCGTCAGCTCATAGCCGATATTCGTTGGGATCGTCGCGCACTTCGCCGCCATCGCGGTGACGATGTCCGGGCGCGGCTTGTTGCTCGCCAACGCGTTCCCGGCGACGGTCGCGAGATTCGCGACCTGGTAGGCGAGGCCGGCGACCGAGGGCCGCACGGACGTGATCGACCCGCCGCAGCGGAAGGCCCAGAACCGGAACACGCGCGGCGCGCGCGCGATCGCGCCGACCGGTTGCTCGACCCACATCCAGACATCGCCGGTCGGCGGGTTCGCAGGTTCGGTGGGCAGGTTTGGCGGCGTCTGCGCGGCCGCAGAGAGAGACGAGCAGAGCCACGCGGCGAGAGCGAATGTCGCGAAGCGCATACAGCGGTCGTTCCTTTCAGTTGTCGGGGGCCGCGATCAGTATATCGGCACCAGCGGTGATTGTCTGTAGGCTTCGGTTACGTGGGCTGTTTCCGCACACAATCGCTCTCTTGAATCCGGCCGGCCTGTACGTCCTGCACGAAGGCGACTAGGCGGACGTCGAGGGCGAACCACTCCCCCCGCTTACGACGGTCCAAGAACCGCCGATGGAGGGCGCCTTCGACCGCGTGTGGCGTCAGGCAGAGAATCGCCCCGACGAGTCGCAGATCTTCGGGGTGCGAGGTCTGTAGATCAGCCATGCGCTCGAACGGGTTACGAGCCACCCCGATCTTGAGGTACGGGCCGGCCTGGATGAAATAGACGAACGCCTGAGGGTGGGTCCCAATAGGCGGCAACGTCTGAACTGCTGTCAGCAGGTTGCGGCCGTAGTAGGCGGCGGTGTCTTCATCAAAGCGGCCATCATCAAGGAGTTGGCCGCGGGCGATCTGTCGCCACCGCTCGATGTCGCGCAGCGGCGTCTCGACGGCGAAGGAACGCAATGCCGTTCGGCCCGCGACCTTGACGCGCGCCTGAAGACTCTTCCCGTGTAGCCTGATCCCTTGCGCGACGGTGTGGCCACGCCGCGTTCCATTCGTCTGGGTACAATCGTTGTCAGCCATGTCGTCGCCGCTCCTGTCGGCGCGCGTGGTTAGGGGTGCGCTGCAGCGAGACCAACGCTGCAGCCGCTCCGAGTGTAGCATCCAAGGTGGCCACGATGGCCACGGAAAGACACAAGTCATTATTTTACAGTATGTAGAAGCCAGGAGAATCGGCTTCACACGGCGGGGGTCAGTGGTTCGAATCCACTAGCGCCCACCAATTCTGTCAATCACTTACGGCGTTTCTCCTCTGGCGCGTGCGGTTCTACGGCTGCGCGTAACTCTCGTGATTTCCCAAGATTTCTCATCGTCTCCGATTTCGTGGTGGCCACGGCGG